AGGTTGGCAACGCCGACAGTCTTGGCATCAGGGCAGATGGCACGGACAAAGCCAGGGCGATCCTTTGTGCAAGTTATATCCAAGGCCCCGTCAATGCCCCTGCCAAATGGCAACGCCACAGACACGGCAAAGGCCGCGCCATCGATGTCAGCTCTCTTTGCTTGAGCGCCGATAGCGTAATTGCCTCGGTTGTCTTTGCTCTTTGTGACGTGGTCAATTGTTAGGATGCCTGCTCCACCGATTCTAAGAGGTTTTAAGACCTTCTGTGAGAAGTGAGTAGCATCTTTATTCTTCTCTAAATCTAAGCCAAGTAAGTTCATAGCTGCATTGACTCCATCAACGACAATGAGAGTGGGCAGATAAGCCATAATCTGAGTTCTCATAATCTCGCCAATACCTTCGCCAAGTGGCTCATCAGGGTTGGCATATCTAAACATTTTGAACTTATCTTGCTTGACCCTCAAGGTTTTTAAGCGATTCAGGATAGAGCGAGCTGAATCTTCGAAGTCTAAATAAAAGACGATGTTGTTCTTCTCAAGCTCTTGCCTGATGGCTTCAAGTGCTATCCAAGTCTTGCCTGATTCACTTTCGCCAAAAATGGCATTTATCTTGCCTGCATAGAGCAGACAGTTGCCATCCTCCCTGCGTAGCATTGAAGGCGGCTCTTCTTCTTCTAACTGATCCTCGCCAATCTCTTTAGGAATCCAAGAGGACTCCTTGATGTTGCCTTCCTCATCGTGAAGTTGAACAAGTGAAGGTGAGTGAACTTCTAGGCTTGTTAACTCTTTGCGTGCCTCGCCATAGCCCTGACTTCGTAGGGCGCGGGCAGAGGCGGTGAAATCTCCTTGATGTTCGACAAGTGTGAAGATGGCAAACTTTGAATAAGAGCGTTCAGGTTCAAACTGTGTTGAGCTGCTAAAGACGAAGAACTTGTCATTGCCTGCGTGATTTGTTGTGGCGCTGATACCTTCAGACTTGCCTGGTCGCCTCCAACTCGTCACACCTGCCTTGTTGGTATAAACCTTCTTCCAACCGAGAGGCTCTAAGACCTGCTCCCAAGTGACTTTGGCGTTGTAATCATCACCAGGGGTTAAATTGACACCTTTTGGCGCAAGTTCCTCGGTGACAAACTCAACCTTTGGAACGCAGTCAAATGTGGCAAAGAGTTGGTGAAGCCCTTGGCGCTCGGCGACTGTCAGGGTCGGGATGGACTTGGCCGAGCCGACCAACATTGTCCACGCTCCGCCTGACGGATGACAGGTGCCATTTGTCGGTGCGACAATGACAAAGCCTCCCTCGCCTCTTGTTTCGGCTAAGACCTCAACTTTATCCTCATCGCCTGGCTTTCTTGCAAGTTTTGTGTTGCCAGGAACTTCTCCGTCAATGCGATAAAGCCAATGAATCCCACCTGATGGGGTCATCTCAACATAACCATTGTTGATGCGATCCCATACTTCGCCAAGGCCAGCATTGCCTGCCATCTCTTTCAAATCTAAGTGCATCTTGTCGGCGACAGCTCTGCCTTCAAGCTCTAACATCTCTAAATTGCCTGAAACTTTTCCACAGATAACACCAACGCCTTGGGCATCAGCAAACCAAGTCATCAACTCTGCAGTTGTCGGCCTAGTTTCCTGATATTGCTTCCAAGAGGCAATGCCAGGGCGCTTGGTGCCATCGGTTGCCACCGGCACAACTGAGATGCCTTGGTTAGCAAACTCTAAGGCTGTCAAGAGTATGTCTGTTTTCATCTTTCCCCCGTTTGTCATCTAAATACTCCACCATCCCCTAATCGTTCCTCCTTGTGGACAGATGTTCCAATCTGCCTTTCCATCTGCAATCCATTGCCGATGAAGCCTTAACTGCTCTTGCCAATCTGTTTCGTGGGTGTCACGGCCACAGTCAGGGCATATTGCAACTCCAATAGTTTCTAAGATATGGCGACAAGGCTTCTCTTCCTTCAACTGTTGACGGGTCATTATTCACCTCTAAATATCCTTCGAGTTTTAGCTGTTCGACAATTGCAAGACCCATCTGAAAGGGTGTATCAGGCAAAGCCATTTCATATAATCGCCACAAAATATTGGCAATCGCTCCTTCAGGCGAATGGCGGCTCATAAAAGCCGCGCCTTCATCTCTTCAATTGCAAACTCAATTCTTGCTTTAGCAATTGGCAAGTATTCATCGGTCAATTCAATTCCGACAAACTCAAATCCTTCATACATCGCAGCTTTGCCAGTGCTACCGCTACCCATAAACGGATCAAGAACGATTCCGCCAGGCGGTGTCACTAGGCGACAGAGATAGCGCATTAACTCGGTTGGTTTAACTGTTGGGTGATGATTTTTCAATTGATTGCCACTGCGACCAGCGCCAGCAAATGGGGTGTCGCCACCTTTTGCCTCTAAGTTCTCCCGATAGGACTCATAAGGCGGAGCTTTAACCTCAAACCCATCCAACCCCTCATTCCTGTCGCGTTTGCTTGCCTTGGCGCAGTAGAAAAAGCGGGCGGCGGAGCCTGAGTCGCCATAACCAGGGTCGCCTGCTTCATATTCACCAGCAGGAACATTGGTCACAGAACCCATCGATTTTTTGCCGATGCGACCACCCCTTGATTTGCCAGTATCAGGAAACAACTCAACAACCTCATCCGAGCCATCGTGAATGACATTGGCGGGCCAACGGCCTGTGTGATTTTGATAAGTAGATGTGTCGCTACCGCGATCAGGTTCACCACCTGCAAAAGTTCCTTTGGGCGCGTGATGAGTTGAAACTATTTCACTGCCAACCCGACTCCCATCAATGTTCAACCCCCCAGTGCCATAGGTCAGCACATTGGCAGCGACAGTGCCGATGAGAGGCTTGCGGGCGACAACGATGGGTTCGTGCGCGGGCTTTAAGGCGGTGCCCCAGCCTTGCCATTGCTTCGCCTCGGCGGTGGCGGGGGCGGTGATGAATTGCGGAACTGTATCTCCGCCATATTCTCTTTGACCTTGCGCATAATTATTGCCACGAATATCAGGTTGCATTCTCGCTATTCCTAAAACCTCGCGCTCTGCACCTGCCGCTTTATCAATCCCCTTGCTTACATCGTGCGACTTGGGAAATCCACTGCCATAAATCCACATAATCTGATCGCGGATTTCAAAGCCTGCATCCTCAATGGCGACCGCCATTCGGTGATAGGTGCGAGAGCCTGAGAAGGCGAGTAAGTGACCGCCTGGCTTTAGCACCCGCATCACTTCTTGCCACAACTCAACAGAGTAGGCAACACCTGTGGCATCCCAACTCTTGCCCATAAAGCCAAGCTCATAGGGCGGGTCGGTGACGACAGAGTCAATGCTGTTATCAGCCAAGTTCTTTAACACCTCACGATTATCGCCGTGATGTATTTCGTATGACATTACTCCCCTAACTTCGTAATCGAGTGCAGTGGCAGGAATCGAACCTGCCGATGAATGACCCCGTATCTCATCGCTCCCAAGCCCTGCGGTGGTTGGCGGTGGAAAGGTTGCACCGACAACCTATGACATCAGGCGGTGACGGAAGGAAAACCGCCTGATTCAAAGTCTTTAAGGCTTTGCTCCTAATTGAGCAAGTAGAGCTGCGACTTCAGGTGATAAACCTTCTAATCCCGCAGGCACAGGCGCAGGCGCAGGCGTTGCCACCGGCGCGGGCTTAGCCCCTGATGAAAGATAGGCATTTGCCTTTGTCAATGCTTGCGCATCTGTTGTGGCATCGAGCAGAATCCAAGGCGCGCTCTTGCCAGGTTTGGCAGTGCCTTGGCCTATGCGAGCCAATACTTTGTGACCGATTTTGGTCTTTAGCGAATTGCGTAGTGCGACATTGAACCAAAGCAAAGAACTATATTCTGTGTTTGTATCAAGGTCATAGACATTGACTTCGACTGCCTCGGCGATGCCGTGAACAGTTTGAATCCCTGTCTTGTATTCAGTAGGCGTGATGATGAGCAAGTGATTGGCAAGGTCTGCCACTTTCACTGACTCGCTTTGTGATCCTGGTGATGCGAAGGTCATTCCCCCGACTCCTTTTCTGTTTGTTTGTTCATTTCATCTTCTTCATTATTTTTTACTATGTCATTGATTGTGACTTCAATGTCGTTTTCATCAGCTTCTTCAGTTGTTTCAATCCAGCAATAGCCAACAGAGCCACCGCGCATACCAATTAGCCAAGCGACAGAGTTGAGGATTCTTGCTTCCCAATGCTTCATTGGACTAATTACGAGTCGCGGTTTCACCGAAGCATCCTTTCGAGAGGTCTTTTGAGTAAGGTAAAAAGTAAGGACAATAGTTGCAGAGTCGGTTTGCCTTTGCTGGAATCTTCTCCCACATCTGCGGGTTGTTTTCAACATCAATTTGTGCCAAGAGCGCCTGAATGTTGTCCATTCGCTCAAGACCTTTCAAGGCAACTGACTCGTCATAATCATAAAGTTCTATGTGCATCTCATCTATGCCACCGCTTGTTGGCAGATAGACAAGAGCGACCTGATTTACAATCGCTCCCGTCTGTGCCTTGCCATAGCCATAGAGTTGAATTTGTGTGTGATATTGCTCGTTCTTACCTTCACGGCGCTTGCGCTCCATTGCGGCAGGACTTGTTGTTTTCCAATCAATAACTATGCCACGAACGCTGTCGTATAGATCAATTGTTCCGCTTAAATTGCCACGGATAATGACTCGCTGTTCAACTTCATAGCCTTCAATTTTGGCAAAGACATCTGCAAGATATTTGTGAATTGCGCTGCCGACTTGGGCGCTCCAATTAGATGAACCCATTTCGTTTGTCTTTTCCCAATCCAAGAGCTTATAGGCAAGTCGCCTTGTGCAGTCGTGGCCAATTTCACTTGGCCCGATGACAACTTGCTTGGCTCTTGGAGTCCAAATTCCTGCCTGCGTAATTATCTCAGACAAACCTTGGCCGAGAGATTTAGCAGCCGAAACTGGTGATGTGAAAGTCATCAATCATCCTCTTCTTCTTCATCGTCATAGTCCGGAATAATCGGAACAATTGGCTCAACAGGATTTAGATAAGGAATGCTCATTCTTCATCCTGGTTAACAAGAGTGAATCTGCGATGACTGCTTTGGACTTGCAGGAGATCAAGCACCTGTGGTGGCAAGATTTCCTTGGCGCGTTTGGTGTCAAAGCGCGTTGAGGTCACTGAGGTGTATCTGACTACTTCTCGGCCTCTGTAAAGACCGATTTCATTATCACCTAACGATGCCTCTATGTGGGAGCGAGCTACATCAGCAACTTCTTCCCATTCTTTTATCTTGGCAAGGGCGTGGCGGTATTGTTCGAGCCACATTGCGATGTTCTCGTCAAAGTCAACCACGCCCTTCTCTAACTCCATTGACATAACCCCGACCTTTTTCAGTAGTAGTTTTTCTGCTTGAAGAACTCCCACGCATTGCAGGGAGTTAAATGTCGCCTGTGGATATAGGCGAGAGTTGCCACAAGTTGGGCAACTGATGCCTCAGAATGTTTCATTCCAAGGTTGCGATAGGTGGCATCAAGAAGTTGTCCGATGCCCTTTGCGCTTGAAGTAGGGTTTTTGGCCTCTGCTTTCCAGGCGCTTTCCTTACCTAGTAATTTTGTTAGGCAAGAAAATTCTTTCTTTGTAAGCAGTTTTTTTGCCAATTGCTTGGCTTCAACCTGCTTCAAAATAGGTCTTTCTTTGTAGATAATGCTGGCAGGAATTGCCGGTTGTGGGGCAAAGGCTGCGTTGACAAGCATTGAGGTCATTGCGCTGACTCCGATGATGATGATGATTCCCCTGAGTGTTTTTCTTCTTTGAGTAATTGGGATTCTCCTTCTAATTTCGCGCTTCTCTTGAGAACCTGAGTGACATAACTCAATT